TCAGTCGATCAATCCAAGGTCGCGCAGTGCTTCAGTCTCCTGGGTGTACTCAGCGTCCTCGATCAGCAGCACGCCATCAGGGCCATAGACATTGCGTTGGGGCGCGCCCATGGCTTGCTCAATGCGCTCGACTCTGTAGCCGTGTCGCTCCCAAATTTCGGTGGTGTTTATGCGTGTCATGGATTCACTGTACTCAAATGAAAGCGCTGCTAGCAAGGCTTTCGTTTGAACCCCGGATGCGCTCCGGGTGGCGGCGCATATCTCCCACTGTCACTGGCTTGCGCTTCGCTCTGGCAGCTTTATGCAGATCACTATCTGCGCCGTGTGTGCACCATCCACCGCTTCGGGGCGGCAGAGTCGCGGCGCGTTCCGGTAAGTCATCGGGGCGCAGCGTGTCTCACGACGTGCATTGAATCTCTGGCTTTTTAAGGACCTGAGGTGCTGGCTCGATCACTTGGCACCCGTCGCTTTGTTGTTCGACAGGTTTAAATGTATCAAATGATATCGATTGATGCAATATCAAAAGATACTTCTTGAGCCAAAAAAAAGCCGACGAGTGTCGGCTGCTTACATCATTTGGTTCTCAACTTCCGGTGGCCATGGCTTCATTTGCTTCATGAAGCATGCTGGCAATGAGCCGCAGTGTCGTATGCAGACTTGCGTTTTCATCTTTGATGTTGCTGGCGCAAAGCTCAGCCAAGTCCGCAGCCGTTTCCATGCGCCCTCGGCAGAACGCTTCCCTCTCTTGCCTCGTAGGCAGGCACAGCGTGCCCCCACCGTGGTGGAATAGCGTTACTGACTCCTCTGGGGAGGGGCTGCTGCTCACTAGAACCTCGTAAAAATACTGTTGTTCCGTACAGTATTCATGGGCGCAGCAAGTTTGTCAATTTGTTGGAAAGTCAAAAAAACGGGTGTTACGCGCGTGTTTGGGGAAGATCGAGCATGCCTCGCAGCAGGTTTTCTATGCGCCTTACCTCTGCGGGCTCCAACTTTGCGATGGCTGCAACCACTTCCCGTGATAGCGCGCGCTCTTGAAACTTCGTGTCGCTAAACCAGCCTGTTGCGCCAGGCAGTTGCTCGCAGAGCACGATAGTTTTTTCGGTGATCGGCCGAATGCCGGAAATCATGTGGTTCACGTAACCACCATCTTTGTACCCCAGAGCGCGACCCAGGGCGGCGCGTCCACCCATGTGATCAGCTAGCGCAGCCAGGCGCTCTTTTCTGAAGGTCTCAACAGCATCTTTGTCCATCCGAACAGGATAGATAGACCGTATCTTATGGTACATATCTGATGGCATATCAAAAGGTGCGCAAAAAGTATCAAAAGATATAGAATCGGCGCATGAGCAAACTTACGCCATGCCTTGAACTGAGGACGTACCTTGAGTCCGAAGGTGCACTCTCCATCGCCCAGCTCCGCGAGAGCGTCGGGGCTAAGAAGGACGATCAGATTCGTCATTGGCGGGACGGTATTCGCCGTCCGAAGCCGATAACTGCGGTTGCCATTGAGCAGGCAACCCAGGGCGCAGTGCCGCGCCAGGTTTGGTATCCCAAAGACTGGGAACAAATCTGGCCCGAGCTTGCGCGTGGGGCGGCAGATGCGAAGGGAGCAGGCAATGACTGATTCCACCAAGCGCATCGCGCAACTCCCGCACCTGTCCAAGGCTCAGAACACGGCGCTCGTTGCTGTTCTGGACGCGATCAAGGGGCTGCCCGCCGAGGACGCGCAGGAAGTCCTGGATCACGCGATCGAACATCTGGCTGGTGATGATTCCCCACCGATGTTTGCCCGTGGCATCGCCGGCCCTCTGGGAAAGCTGATCTGCGCCGTCAAAACCAAGATTGATGACGTCACCTATAGCCTGTGGTTGCAGTACTGCGCTGCGCGCGGCCTGGATACCGCATGCGTGCTTCGCGACTGCATCTACGCCCTGGTGCATGGCAAGACGTATCGGCAAATGGTGATGGAGAAGATGAACCATGAAGCCAATCGTATTGATGCAATGGCTCGGCTCATAGGTCCATTTGGGGGCCCCGAATCTATGGGGGACCGCAAGCAATGAATCTGACTTCGACCATGACGCCGGCGGCCGTGCCGCTGACCATGAGCAGCCGCGAGATTGCGGATCTGACGGGTAAGGAACTGGGCCATGTGAACCGCGACATTCGCGCGATGTTGGACGGCCTGCAAGATGATCCAGAACTGGAGCATGTGTGCGAGGACCAGGACGGCCGAGGCTACACCACGGCTTTTCATCTGGGCCGCGAGCTGACCTACACGCTGCTGGCTGGCTACAGCGTGGTGCTGCGCCGCCGTGTGATTGCGCGCTGGCAGGAGCTGGAGGCTCAGCAGTCTCCCAAGCTACCCCAGACCATGGCCCAGGCGCTGCGCCTGGCGGCAGAGCAGGCAGAGCAGCTCGAAGCCCAGCAGGAGCAGCTGGCACTGGCCGCGCCAAAGGTCGCCTTTGTCGATCGCTATGTCGCAGCCACCAGCGGCGAAAAAGGCTTTCGCGAGGTCTGCAAGCTGCTAGGTGCCAATGAACATGAGTTCAGCGAGTTCCTGGCGCGGGCAAAGATCATGTATCGCCTTGCCGGGAAGATGACACCTCATGCTGAGCACCTGGCTGCCGGCCGCTTCAAGGTGAAGACGGGCACGGCACCGCGCAATGAGCATGCCTACGCACAAGCCAAGTTCACCCCGAAGGGCGTGGAGTGGATCGCGGGTCTGTGGGGCACACATAAGGCGCGGCTGGCGCAGGAAGGCAGCGCCAGCACATGAGCCTTTCCGCATCCCTGACCAATGTGGGCCATCCCGTGGCCTATTACCCGCGCCTGGCGCGCTTCTTCGGCTCCGTGAACGTGGCCATTCTGTTCGCGCAGCTGCACTACTGGAGCCAGCGCGGCGAGAGCGACCTGGGCACGCACAAGAGTTCTGAGCAGTTCACCGAAGAGACAGGCCTGTCCTACCGTGAGCAGGTCACCGCGCGCAAGCAACTGCGCGAGGCTGGCTTTCTGGTCGAGACACACCGCCGCCTGGAGCACCGTGTCTATTACCGCCTGAATCTGGACGCCGTGGACGCTGCTTTTGACGCCTGGACCGAGGCACAAACAAAAGCGCATTCCCCGAACGACGAAAACGCAGTTCGGGAACAACCCAAAGCGCAGTCCGGGGATGACGCCGAACGCACTCCGGGGGCTGCTGATTCGTCGCTCGACGAACTGCGCCAAACGCAGTCCGTTATTAATACAGAGACTCCACATAAGACTCCTACAGAGACTCCCTCTATTGCAGCCAAGGCTGCGAAGGAGAAAGAGCCGAAGAAGCAAAAGGAGGTCAAGGAACCCAAGGAGGTCAAGCCGATGATGGTGAAGGCCCCCAACGGCGTGACCCATGTCATCCCCGGCGAGCTGCGCTATCCCGGCGAGAGCACCAAGAGCCACAAGACCTGGGTGGCCTATGCGATTGCCTACCAGGGGCGCTACAAGGACTGGCCTCTGTGGAACGAGTCCGTTGCAGGGCAAATCATCAAGTTCATCGACAAGGTGGGCGCGGAGCGGGCGCCCCGCATTGCCGTGCACTACGTGCGCCGTGTCGAAGAGAAGTTCATCTGCGATCAGCTGCATCCCGTGGGCCTGCTGCTGAGCCATGCCCAGAAGTGGGCCACCCAGCAGAATACCGGCGCGAGCACACCGCCCCCATCTCTGGCCCCGGCCGCAAGCCACAAGTTTGCAGGCGCTGGCAAAGCCATTTTTGACGGGATCGAGCTATGAACCGCAGCTACGAGATTGCAGATCTGGCTCAGCATGCCCTGCAGGGTGGCGAGCAGCAGGCCCAGCGCCCAGAGGCATCCATTCGCACCCGCAAGCTGTTTGTGGTGCTGCAGAGCGCCTACGGCACAGCCTTCCTGGCCAAGTTCAGCACCGGAGAGCTGAACGAACGCCGTGAGGACAAGGGTATGCGCGCCGCGCAGCTGGTCTGGGATGCCGCCCTGGCCGAATTCGCGGATGACGTAATCGAGACGGCCTCTCGGAACGCCCAGCGCGAGAGCCCTGAGTTCCCGCCGAGTCTTCCCCAGTTTGTGAAGGTCTGCGAGGCCTTGACGCCGCGTAAGAACTACTTTGAGGAACACGGCCTACCCATGTTGCCACCGCCAAAGCTGGAGCGCGTGGAGGTCCATATCAAGCCTGTTGGCGATGGGAAAGACCAGTTCCGCAAGATTTGGGCACGTCATCTTGCTGGAGACAAAACGCTGACGCAGTTCTCCCTCAAGTCGGCCATTGAAGTGCTTGGCGCCGAGGCGGTGACTATGAAGCAGGAGCGCAGGTGATGAATGCCAAACGATCTACCACCGCACTACCTGGAAGCCAGGGACCATCTCGTGCAGCTGGCAATGACGCCGGGATGGTGGCACTACTCAAGGCAAAGGGCCTTGGAGTTGGAAGAGGAATCCGTGACACATGGGCACGGCCTTTGGCTGGGAATGCGGGAAGCGGTCAAGGCCGAGCTCAAGCGCCTGGGGTTCCGGCCAAGTCCGGACGACCTCAAGCCCAAGTAGCTGCGAAGGACCCGAAGGCGGCCATGTACGCCAAGGGCCGTATGAAGGCCGGCGAGATGAATGGCACGGAGCAGGCCTATCACGACCACTTGACTCAGCGCCAGCACGCCGGGGAAATCGCATGGTTCAAGTTTGAAGGCATGACGTTCAAGCTGGCCGACGACACCCGCTACACGCCCGACTTCATGGTGATGCTGGCCGATGGCCAATTGCAGGCTCATGAGGTCAAGGGCTACTGGACGGATGACGCGCGAGTTAAGACAAAAGTAGCTGCATCGCTTTTCCCTATTGAGTTTATTGCTATCAAGAAAAAAGCAAAGAAGGACGGCGGCGGCTGGGATAAGGAGGTGTTCTGATGGTGGACATCGCCTTTTTCGGCAAGCAGGTGCCGTTGGCCGGCCAGCGCAAGCCCGCCAGCACATCGCGCATCACCCGGCTGGTGTGGCCGACCTATGAGCGCTTGAACGATGGCCGCTACCTGATTGAGCGCTGGATGAGTAATCGCTGCTGCAACCCGGTTCAGGTTGGTGCTCGCACTGTATGCGTGGTCGATGACTACGGCAGCCTGGTGGCGGTAGAGGATAGGGGGCGAGCATGGTACTGATCGTCCGCAAGAATCCAACCGTGGTCCGCACTCGCTTCAACCGCCGAACCGCCGCTGTAGCGCGAAAGCAAAACAGCGTGCTGGTGGAGCTCTATTCGTTCTTGAATGCTGCAGTGTCAGGGCTTCAGATCGCCCTCCAGTTTTGCCCACTGGAAAGGGCCCGCTGTATCTTGCAGGACAGCTTTGCAAGGCGCTGCGGCGTGTATCAGGTGCGCTATGTGCGATACGAATTTGAAAAGACCTTCAGCGTTTGCATTACCGCTCCGGATGGAAAGCGGCTGGCTGCATTTTTGGATGACCGCACCTTGGAGGTGCTGCCATGCTGATGCGCCGCGTCCCCCTAAAGCCCGGCAAGGGCTTCAAGTCTCACGGCGGCCGGGCTGGCGCTGGGCTCCGTGACGATCAGGACGAAGGCCACCACTGCGAGCCTGGCCAGGCTGACAGCCGAGAGCAGCGCCTTGCTGAGCGCGCCGCCCGCCAGATCGAGAGCGCCCTTGCAACGGCCGACTTGGTGCCCCAGAACGTGACCATGGCTCCCGGGGCTGGCACGACAGGCATAGCTGTGCTGAAAGAGAACGTCATCGAGAGCGAGCCCTACCGCCGTCTGGTGGCAGAGCTGCCTTGCTTTTGGTGCGGCATCAGCGGCTATAGCCAGCACGCGCACCTGAACTACGGCAAGGGCCTGGGCCTCAAGACCGACGACCGCACAGGCTTCCCGCTCTGCTGCAGTCGCCCTGGCATTGAAGGCTGCCATGTGGCGTATGACCAGTATCGATTGCTGGAGAGCGGAGGGCGAGAGGCCCATCGTGAGTACGGCATTGAAGCCGGCCGCTTCACCCGCGAGCAAATCCTAAAAGCTGGGCTCTGGCCCAGGAAGCTGCCCCTGTGGGCCTGATAAGCGTAAGAACCGAATACCCTGGAGCATCAATGAATTCCACACAAGCAAAGCAAACCTCTGGAACATCGACACACCGCGCCCGTGATGGGGGCGTGGACCTGGGAACCACGGAGGAAACGCCGACGCTCATGCTGGTGTTTGAGGCAATCAGGCAGATTCACGACGCGGGCGGAGAGCCTACGCGCGAGCGAATCGTGGCGATGACGGGGCTCAAGCCCACCACGGTGGATGACCGCATCAAGGTGCTGCGAGGCGAGGGCATGATCAGCCCGCTGAAGCAGTGCTACCGGCCACTGCACCAGCATGTGGCTGCACAAGCTGTCTCTTGCACGGTCATGCCCAACGGGATTTACAAGATCGAGAAGGGCGATGAGGTAATGACGCTGGTGCCGGCCGAGGCGCGTCAACTGGCGCCTATGCTGGCAGGCAAGGCGCTGGAGGCTTCTGCGCTGGAGCGCGTGCAGGAGATGGAGACGCGCATGGTGGAAATGGCCCAACAGGTCAGGGATGTGGAGCGCCGGTATAAAGCGCTTAAGGCATCTCAGTCGGGGAACACGGCACAGCAAAGCCTTGAGTTGGTCCGGTAGGAATTAGGATTGCAAGGGGGCGAACAAAGGTCCCCAGTAATCTTCATAATTTCAACTTGCCTATTTATGGAACTCAATACTGCGGTCACAACGATTGCTGTCCCGATTCTTGCAACCATTGCTGCAGTTGCCTCTGCTATTGCTGCCTGGAAGTCGCAAATAGCCGCCACTCAGGCCCTTGAGTTTCAGAAGAAGCTTACAAGGCATCAAGATGATTTGATTCTGCTTAGGTCCACCAAGGAGACCCTTTTTCAACTGAGGAGGGTCTTGGTGAATCCCTGGGAAGCATCTGACGAGGATTTCTTAGCAATGGAGAGCACCCACAGCGTTGTTAAGCGCAATTTGGAGAGCCTGTACCAATCCGGCGCACTAATAGGTGAGCTGCCAGCATTCTTCCAGGTCCAAGGGAGAGCGCAAATCGTAGATTTGATACCGCACTCTCTGCCTGCAATAGACCAAGAAATCAGAAAACTTCAAGGCAAGATTGACGAAATATTTGCCTAAAGTGAGTTGCTTTGTTGACTCGCATGCTGTGAGTTGCTTGAGTCAAGCACCGGAGCGGGGTCCGGCCGATAAGTTGCGCCCAAGAGTGGTAGCTCAACCCTGGGTCAAGGTGCATGCAGACTCGTAAAGTCAAAGCATGACCCTGCTAGGGTTCGCCATAAGGTAAGTCTGCCAGCAGCATTGGATCCATGGCATCCAGTGAGGCAGTATCCAAACCTAAAAAGAGTACCCAGTCGGTCCCTGGCGCGAAGGAGGCCGGCAAGGGTGCGCCCGCCGATTGGGAACGCATCGAGCTTGATTACCGTGCTGGCGTAAAAACGCTGCGTCAGATCGCAGATGAGAACGGTATTACGCACGGCGCTATAAATAAGAGAGCAAAGCGCGACGGATGGGAGCGTGACCTGTCCGAGAAAATCCAGCGCAAGGCGGATGCGCTGGTATCCAAAGCGGCAGTATCCAGCGAGGTATCCAAGGAAACCAGAGCTGCAGAGCGTGCCGTAGTCGATGCCAATGCACAGGCCATTGCCGATGTGCGGCTGGCCCACCGCCGTGACATTCACCGTGCTCGGCGCATCACCAATGCGCTCTTGGACGAGCTGGAGCAGCAGGCTGACGCCGACACCGTAGCCCTGCTGGAGCAGTTGGGCGAGAACATGCGCAACCCCGACGAAAACGGGATTGATCGGCTCAATGACCTGTACCACAAGGTCATCAGCCTGCCTGAGCGCTCCAAGACCATGAAGACTCTTTCCGAGAGCCTGCGCATGCTGGTGGACATGGAGCGCACGGCCTTTGGCATGGATGACAAGGAAAAGGACGAGCCTGCACCTGGTACTGCTGGTTATGTGCCGCCCGCCATTCAGATCGTGCATGTGAAAGCGCCAGTGCACGAGCCCGATGAGGATGAGCAGTAATGAAGCTGGCTCCTATCCCCTCAACAGCGCAAGGCATGCCCGAGGTGCCGGTGCTGGCCATCCCTGAGAAGTTGGCCGGCATCTGGGATCCCAAGCGCTACAAGGTCATGCACGGCGGGCGCGGCGGCGGCAAGTCTTGGACCGTGGCGGCCGTGCTGCTGGTGATGGCCGCCAGCCGGCCCCTGCGTGTGCTCTGCACCCGCGAGATTCAGAAGTCCATCAAGCAGTCGGTGCACCAGCTGCTCAAGGATGTGATCGCGCGGCTGAACCTGCACGCCTTCTTTGAGGTGCTGGAAACCGAGGTGCGCGGCATCAATGGCTCGCTGTTTCTGTTTTCAGGTCTGCAGAGCCACACCGTGGACTCCATCAAGTCCTTCGAGGGCTGCGACATCGTGTGGGTGGAAGAAGCCCATGGCGTGAGCAAGAAGTCCTGGGACACACTGATCCCCACGATTCGGAAAGAAGGCAGCGAGATATGGCTGACCCTGAATCCGGACATGGAGACGGATGAAACCTACCAGCGGTTCATCGCCACGCCCAGCCCCGATACCTGGGTGGTAGAGATCAACTGGCGCGACAACCCCTGGTTTCCGCGCGTGCTGGATGAAGAACGGCGCAAGGCCAAGCGCACCATGTTGGCCGATGACTACGCCCATATCTGGGAAGGTAAGGCGCGGCGCGTGGCTGCCGGCGCGATCTACCGCCATGAAATGGAGTCGGTCTATCTGGACAACCGGGCGCGCGATGTTCCCTATGACCCGACGCTGCCTGTGCACACGGTCTGGGATCTGGGGTGGAACGATGCCATGAGCATTGCCCTGGTGCAGCGCGGCCCCCAGGATGTGCGGATCATCGGCCACATCGAGGACAGCCACCGCACGCTGGACTGGTACGTGGCCAAGCTGGAGAAGCTGTCGTATCGCTGGGGCACGGACTATCTGCCGCATGACGGCAAGACCAAGAATTTTCAGACCGGCAAGAGCACGGAGCAGCTGCTGCGAGAGCTGGGGCGGCGCTCGGTCATGGTGCAGCCGCGCGCCACGGATGTGGAAGAGGGCATCAAGCAGGTCCGCATGCTGATGCCGCGCTGCTACTTCGATGCCACCAAGACCGCGCGCCTGCTGGAGTGCCTGAAGCGCTACCAGCGGCGCATCCATGCCGTCACCAATGAGCCCATGGAGCCGCTGCACGACGAGTTCAGCCATGGCGCGGACTGCATGCGCTATGTGGCGCTGTGGGTGCCGCAGATGCCTGGCATTCCCAGCGCCAACGACGACTACCAAGAAGCCGACGCGCCCGACTGGCGCTAGTGAGAGCAACCATGCAATACATCAAGCCCCCTCAAAACGCGGATCTGGGCGAGCCCATGACCGTGCTGGAATACGCCAAGATCGTGCAGGAATGCATTGACCAGCCACCCTGGCGCGCGGCCGCAGACAAGGAGGCGGACTACGCGGACGGCAATCAGTTGAGCACCGAGCTGCTCAAGCGACTGCAGGCCACCGGTGTGCCGCCGGCCAAGGAGAACGTGATTGGCCCGGCCATCGCGGCGATCTGCGGGTTTGAGGCCAAGACGCGGACAGATTGGCGAGTGACCCCGGACGGCGACCCCACGGGCAAGGATGTGGCGGACGCGCTGAACTACCGACTCAACCAGGCCGAGCGCTTTTCCAAGGCGGACGCGGCCATGAGCGAGGCGTTCAAGCCGCAGGCGGCCGTGGGCCTGGGCTGGGTGGAGGTGGCGCGCAGCAGTAACCCTCTGGAGTACAAGACTCGCTGCCGGTATATCCACCGCAATGAAATCCATTGGGACATGCGCGGCGCGGAGAAAGACCTGTCCGATGCGCGCTGGCTGTTGCGTGAGCGCTTCATCAGCAAGGAGCGTACCGCGCGCGCCTTTGAGAACATGGCGCAACTGATCATGCAGGCGCAGACTGTCAGCGGCCTGGGTGGCTATGGCGGTTATGTGACAGAGGGCGGTGTATCGACGGGGTTGCTTTCGGCGGCCGATGCCAATCGCGCCTGGACCACGCGCGAGCAGGCCTGGTACCGCCACGAATCGGACGAGGTATGTCTGGGCGAGCTCTGGTATCGGCGCTGGGTGAATGTAGTGCTGCTCAAGATGCGCGGCGGCCGGGTTGTTGAGTTTGATGCAGCGAATCCTGCCCATCAGGCTGCCGTGGCTGGCGGTCAGGGCAAGCTGGAGCGCGCGACCGTGGCACGCATGCGCCGCTCTTACTGGATGGGCCCGCACATGCTGCATGACAGCGCCAGCCCTTATCCGCACCCGCATTTCCCATATGTGCCGTTCTGGGGCTATCGGGAGGACATGACGCGCGTGCCGTTCGGCCTGGTGCGCGACATGATCTTTCCGCAGGACAACCTCAACAGCTCCATCGCAAAGCTGCGCTGGGGCATGGCCAGCACCCGGACCGAGCGCACCAAAGGGGCGGTGGCCATGACGGATGATCAGTTCCGCCGCCAGATCGCCCGCCCGGACGCGGATATTGTGCTGGACCCCCAGGCCATGGCCCAGCAGGGTGCGCGCTTTGAGGTCAAGCGCGACTTTCAGCTCAACAACCAGCAGCTGCAGATGATGGCCGACAGTCGCGCGTCGCTGCAGCGTGTTGGATCCATCACCGCGGCTTTTCAAGGTCAGCAGGGAACCGCAACCAGCGGCGTGCAGGAGCAGACCCAGGTGGAGCAGTCGCAGATCAGCATTGCCGACCTGATGGACAACTTCAAGGAAGGGCGCGCCATGGTGGGCGAGCTGATCCTGGCGCTGGAGATCGAGGGCCTGGGCGAGGAGCGCGAGGTGATCGTAATCGAGGGCGACACCATCAACCCACCACGCACCGTGGTGCTCAATGAAACCGTGGAGGAGGGCGGACTGCGCTATCTGTCCAATGATGTGCAGCGCACGCGCCTCAAGGTGGCCTTGTCGGATGTGCCATCGTCATCCAGCTTCCGCGCTCAGCAGCTCTCAGCTCTGTCCGAAGCCGTCAAGGCCTTGCCGCCTGAGATGCAGCAGGTGGTGATGCCGTTCATGCTGGATCTGATGGACCTGCCGCGCAAGGAAGAAATCATCAAGGTGATCAAGGAAGCGACCCGGCAGACCGATCCCGAGCAGCTGCGCAAGCAGATCGAGCAGGAGCTGCAGCGCGACCTCAAGGTGCGCGAGCTGGACCTGCGCGAACGCGAAGTGGCGGCGCGCGAGAAGCTTCTGGCTGCTCAGCAGGTGCAGGTCGGCGTGCAGGCAGCATACAGCGCCATGCAGGGCGGTGCCCAGGTGGCCCAGATGCCGATGATCGCGCCCATTGCGGACGAGATCATGAAGGGGGCCGGCTACCAGGCGCCCGACCCTGGCGGCGATGACCCGAATTTCCCAACGGCAGACCAGACAGCGGCCATGAACATCAAGAGCCCCTATATCCAGGGACAAGGGCCGGAGGGCGCGGCTACAGCCGGTGCTGCTGCCGAAGCTGGCGCGGCGTCAGAGGTGCGGGAGAACACCAGCCCGGCCTATCCGCCTGTACCGCAGGAGGCGGGCACCGGAATGCAGGGAATCGAGACTCCGCGCACCGCTGACAACCTGAATTAGAGGCTGCACCCCACTAGAGTTAGACCGGGCCGCGAAGCCCGGAGACACTTCATCCCATCGAAACGCGAAAGCGCAGAGATACAGCCCACTCGTGATGAGTCGGCCCATTCCCACCGCTGGAGAGTGTGATGGTCAGGGCTTCGGCCCTGGCCTGATCCTCGAATCGGTGTGCCCCACCAACAGGCCCAGCCGGATAGCTGGGAACGGAGCACAGCAGAGTGAACGAAGCTCAAAAACTCTTGGCAGCAGCCTTTGCAGGCGAATTGGATCTGGATGCGGATGCTTCCGGGTCTTCTGGCGTTTCTGCACCTGAAGGCTCGGCCACCTCGGCTAATTCCGAGAGCACCCAAGCAGCGACCGCGGCAGCCGCTGGCGCAGAAGCCGCCACCACTGCCACCACCGCAGGCACTGCAGCAGCCGCATCGGCTCAGGAAGAGCACGAAGGCGCACCCATTGCCAGCAAGTCCGGTGGCTACACCATCCCCTATGAAAAGCTGACAGAGGCACGCACCGCGCGCGATTCGGCCATTGCCGAAGCCGCACAGCTGCGTGCCCAACTGGAGCAGATGACGGCCGCACAGGCCGCCAATCTGCAGCAAGCCCAGGCCGAAGCCCAAGCCCGCGCGGATGCCGGGAAGGCGCCGACCCAGGCAGACCAGAACCTGGCAGCTGCCACAAGCCTTGTGCAAGGTGGTACCGATGCTTCCCTGTTTGGGGATTTCTCCGAAGAGGGGATTGCTTCCGGCATTGAAAAGCTGGTTGCTGCACGAGTGGAGGCCGCGCTGGCTCCCCAGCGCGAGGCCCAGGCCCGCGACCAGGCCGTGTCAGCAGAGCAGGCGCACACCCAGAAGATCCTGGATGCGCACAAGGATGCCTTTGAAGTCGCTGAATCCAAGGAGTTCGCCAGCTGGAAGTCTGGTCAGCCTGGATACGTGCAGGCGGCCATTGATCGCACCCTGCAAGCTGGCTCTGCCCAGGACGTCATCGACCTGCTGGGCCAGTTCAAGCAGGTCCATGCGAACGCCGCAGGCGCGGCGACTGCCGACCCCACTGCAGCAGCAGTGGCAAAGGCTTTGGCCGATGCCAAGACCGCGCCTCCCGTGAGTCTGTCGAGTCTGCCCGGAGCGGCAGCTGCGGGCGCCACGGAGGCTGAGCGCGTGATGGAGTTGGCCGGCGACCCTGCTGCCCTGATGGCATACATGCAAAGCCTGCCGCCCGAGCGTCAGATGCGATTGATGAATAGCGTGGTGTAGCCGTCAGGCGCGCCATAACCATTTCCCGGGCCATCTCGTGATGAGAGCGCCCTTGTCCCATAGCAGGAGGACTTGATATGTCCGGCAAAACCAATGTAGGCGCAGGCTCGTCCAATGCGCAGTTCGTACAGGCGGCAGGACTGTTTGCGCAGTCCATGCAGCGCAATTCCAAGCTCAACAAGATGGTGGGTACCATCCCCAAGGGTGAAGGTGAAGTCGCTGGCACGCTGCGCAACCAGACCACCACGGATATGCCCATCGTGCGTGTCACGGATCTGGGTCGAGGCAAGGGCGATGAGGTGGAATTCCACTTCGTGCAGCCTGTGGGCGCGTATCCCATCATGGGCAGCCGCATGGCGGAAGGCAAGGGCACTGGCATCTCGCTGGACAAAGCCCGTGTCCGTGTTCAGCAAGCCCGCTTTCCGGTGGATGTTGGCGACACTATGACCGAAATTCGCTCTCCAGTGGATTTCCGCAAGGTGGGTCGCCCCATCGCACAGAGTCTGATGGACCGTTACCAAGACCAGGGCTCTCTGATGCATCTGGCCGGCGCGCGCGGCTTCCACAACAACATCGAGTGGGCCATTCCCACCGAAGATCACGCGGACTTTGAAGCCATTGCGGTCAATCCCGTGCTGGCTCCCACCAAGAACCGCCACTACATTGCCGATGGCGATGCGATTCGCGGCTTCACCGTCAACTCGGGTGAACTGGACATTCAATCCAATGACGCGCTGACGATGACGGTCGTGGATGCGTGCCGCACGCTGGTGGAGTCCATCGCGCTGCCGCCCCCCGCGATCCGACTGCCCGGTGACCAGGCGGCCGACGATTCCCCGCTGCGCATGCTGATGGTGAGTCCGGCTCAGTACCACCAGTTCTCGCAGGACAAGGATTTCCGCCAGTTCCAGGCCAACGCGCTGACCCGCGCCAGCCAGGCCGAGCGTCATCCTCTGTTCATGGGCGATGTGGGCCTCTGGAATGGCATTCTGATCTGCAAGCAGCCGCGCCCCATCCGCTTCTATGCGGGCGACACCATCAAGTACTGCGCCAGCAATACCAGCGATCAGGAAAGCGCCTGCACCGTGCCGGCCAGCTTCGGCGTGACCCATGCCGTAGATCGCGCGCTGCTGCTGGGCGGCCAAGCATTGGCCCAGGCCTTTGCGGCCTCCAAGCATGGTGGCATGCCCTTCTTCTGGAAGGAAAAGGATTTCGACCACGGCGACAAGATGGAGCTGCTGATTGGTGCGATTCAGGGCACATCCAAGGTGCGCTGGGCCGTGGATCAGGGCAACGGCACCAAGCATTACACCGACCACGGTGTGATCGCCCTCGATACCGCCGTGCCCATCATCGGCGCGCGCCAGTAATGCAGCAGGATCGGGCGCGGCCATGGCGCGGCGCCCGATCTGTCAGGACCTGTTCCCTCTCGATTCGGTCTAGGAGCCAATCATGTCTATCGTGACTACCCAACAGAAGCACGGCAATTTGCTGGGCTCTACTCCCTGGGGCAATCTCAATGCCCTGCATTTCATTCTCAAGACCGGCGCCAACGGCGGCGCGCTGGAGGCCGACTCCAATGCGCCTCTGGCAGTGGGCGACAAGGTGCGCATGGGCGTCATCCCCGCCGGCTCCACGCTGGTGGATGCGATGGCTGTCGTGTCCACGGGCCTGACCGCCACCGTCAAGGGTGATCTGGGCTTTGAATACGTCGATGGTGCGGATGTCGCCAAGACGCCCCAGGACTCGGCGTACTTCGGCGCGGCTCTGGATCTGGCCGTCGCCGCGCGCCTGCGCAACACATCCACCAAGGCTCCCGTGACCCTGCCCAAGGACGCCTATCTGGTGCTGACCACCTCGGGCGCGGCCAACGCCAAGGCGGCCAGCGTCGATGTGGTGCTGCAGGTCATCTCCACCGGCGCCCTGTAAAGAGCGCTCCCAGGATGCGGGCCTGCCTTCGGGTAGCGCCCGCATTCGTCCATCTGAACACTCCCCAGCATCATGAACTTTGTACGCATTACCTATACCGGCCGCAAAATCTACCGCGACCGCGCCACCGGCCATATCTGGCAGCCCGAAGAGGAGCGCCTGGTGAGCGAGGTCATCGCCAAGCCGCTGCTCAAGTTTGTGGAGTTCAAGCGCACGGCAGCCCTCAAGCCCGCAGCACCCGAGCAGCAGCAACAGCAGCAACAGCAGCAACTGGGCCAGGAGCAAACCGGTACCGAAGGCTCGGAGCAGGGCGCGGCGCTGACAGCAGATCAAAGCACCGACCCATCCAATGCGCAGAAGCCAGAGCTCAGCGAGCAAGAGATTGCAGCGCTCGAGCAGCAAGCTCTGGACGACAAGGCCAAGGAAGTGGACGACCAGCGCGAGGCCATGCTGATCACCGTGCAGGGCATGAACAAGACAGCTCTGGCCGAGTACGGCAAGAAGTACGACCACGCCTTTGATGCTAAGGCCAAGGTGGACGATATGCGTATCACGGTCAACGGCCTGATTCACCAGTTCGGGGTGCGCTGACATGACCCTTGAGGAACTGCTTGCCTCTTTCCGCGATGACTCCACTGACAAGCTGGAGCCCTATCTGTGGGAGGACGAGACCGTAACCCGCTGGCTCAATGAAGCCCAGGACGAAGCAGCCGTGCGCGGCCGTCTGCTGCTCGATGACAGCACGCCGGCGGTGACCACCATTGCGGTGAGCGCGGGTCAGGCCTCGTATCAGCTCCATGCCAAGGTTTATGAAATCGCGCATCTGCACTGGCAGCCGAGCGCGGCGGCCCATCGAGCCAAGCCGGTGGAGCTGGTGACACGGGAGTGGCTGGACCGTCATCACCCGGATTGGCGCGTGCGTCTGGACTGCGATGCGATGTACGCCATTCAGACCGAGGGCGCGCTGCGCCTGGTGCCCACCCCGCGCGAGGCCGGGGTACTGACGCTGGAGGCCTATCGCCTGCCGCTCAAGCCCTTGGCCAACGATCCGGACAAACCGGAGATCCATGCGGCCAGCCATCCCTATCTGGTGTATTGGGCGCTGCACCATGCTTTCAGTCAGCCTGATAGCGATGGATTTGACCCACAGCGCGCGGCCACGGCCGAGGCGGCCTTTACAGGCTACTTCGGCGCGCGGCCTGATGCTGATCTGCGCCGCGCCACTCGCCACGATGTTCCCCAGGTCAACGCGACCTACATTTTTTAAGGTGCCGCATGTTCGGACTGTCCAAACCCATCCCCAAAGACAAGGGCGCGAAGCTGGCACAGGCCCAGAACCAGGCACCCGACAGCATCCCTGGCATGTTCAAGCCGGGAGAATTCGTGCTGCCACCCGATACTGTGCATGCCATGGGAGGTAAGCAGGCACTTCAAGGCGTGGTGGATGCCACGCATACACCAGTGGCTGCATATGGCCTGAATGCCCCGCGCGCCAGCGGCCCGCTATCCAAGGCCGCGCCACAGCTGGGGCTCAAGCCAGAGGTGTTCTTTGCCAACGGCGGCGCGCCAGAGGATCAGCAGCCTGGACTGGGTTTGAAGCCGAGCGCGGCGCCCAGCCCCAGCAATACCTTCCCGGGCAACCGCCTGCCGGGCAACAGTGGGTTCAGCAGCTCGCCTCCCAGCGCGCCCGCGGCCAGCACCACACCAGCGCCAGCCGGCATGACAGACGGACAGCGCGCTGATGCTTTGGCCCAGATCCCAACTGGCGGCCCCAAGGCGCCTGCCGCTGACGGCTCGCAGGATTCCTGGAGCAATACAGAGGCGGGGCGCAACGTAGGCAACGCCGTGGCTGCCTTGCCAGGCTTGGGCGGGGTGGGGCGTGTCGCATCGACTGGTGGCGCAATCAGCCGCGGCCTCAATGCCGCCTCCGCCGCTGTCAATAACGCTGGCCGCGTGGTCAATGCAGCTCCTGCTGTTGCCGCAGGACTCTATGGCAGCGCATCGCCGGCGGCGGCTGCATCCGTGGCAGCAACGCCTCCTGCGACTTTCCGCAGTCCCACCAATCCCGCTCCTGCAAGCCCAACCGCCCCTACGGCCTCTGCAGACTCAGCGGCAGAAACGCCGAGCAACCAAGTGATGGAAGGCGTGTACAACCACGGGCGCGGTCAGTACAGCGATCAGGCTACGGGCATGGGCTTCTCGGCCGGATTCACCGGCAAGCCCAGTGCACAAAACAATGCAGCTGCAGGCGCGCTGGCGCAGCCAGAAGCGGGCGGGTTTGGTCTCAAGCGCCCCACACAGCCGGAGCCCGGTGGTTTTGGGCTGAATGTCCCGACCGTCAGCCACAGCGGCAATGACTGGGCAGCGCGCCAACGTCTCAAGAACCTGGAGACTTCGGCCAGCTCGATCATGAACACCCAGCGCTGGGGTGGAAGGGGCGCGGCCAACAATCCAGCAACGCAGAACTTCCTGGACGCGAGTCGCGCCGATCTGGCGGCCCAAGGCAAAAAGCCTGATATGCAGATGCGCACCAATGAAGTCAATGCAGGACTGCAGCGCGCGGCCATGGCCGAGGCGGGGGCTGATCGCCGTGCACAAGGGCAGATCGGTCTGGGGCTGCGGCGCCTGGACCTAGATCAGCAACGCAACCAGCTCGATGCTCAGCGTGTAGCCAGCGATGAGCGCCTGCGCGCGCCACAGATTCGCGCAGCCGAGCGCTTGGGGCAGTTGCAGGAGGCTTACATCAATGCCAAGACTCCCGCAGAGCAGGCCGCGCTTGCAAGCCAGATGCGCGCCTACTCAGGCAAGGACGAAGCTGATTGGAAGGTTCAAGTCACCCCTGCAATCAAGAACCTGGATGGCTCCACGACAGCAGGGTCTGTCATTCGCTATAACAGCCGTACAGGGGATGTGCAGGAAGTTGGTGGGGTTGGAGGCAAGCCGCAAGTCCCTGCCAAAGACTCGCTGAAAGCTGGTCAGGTCTATCAGACTCCGCGCGGACAAGCGCGCTGGAATGGAACGGAGTTTGAGCTGGTTGGCTAGCGACCTGAGCCGTAGGCCTCTTCATATGTGAAGGTTGGCTTGTCATACAGCTTCCTGCAGGAGACCCCGATCATGGCCGCTGCCTGGTTGCTCCGAGTGTCCTTGGCTTTGGCCACGACACACTCAGCGCCAGAGTTGTAGCCCATGAGGCCGCGGCCGGAGCCTTGTGGCACTGCCTGAATGGCACCTGGGTTTGCTTTTAGACAAACCTGGTGCACGGCCTGTGCAGCAATGTCGTTCACTGCGCCAGGGGCTTTGTCCAGTATGCAGGTGGCGTAGTTGGCGGCCTGGGCTTGCGCGGCGACCAGCGCCAGCAGTGCGCCACCTAGCATCGCCCTTATCTTCTTTTGCATGTTCCCTCCTGCGGGAAACTGTAGCAGACGAGACTTGCGTGCCTTGTGCTGCAAAACCACGCTCTAAGCACCTCATTCATGAGCATGAATTAATGATCAGTAGGGGAGTCATCCAGCATGTCTCGAATTTTGGCCAAGATTCAGGTGACTCATCCTCGGTCCAGCGTTGAGCGTTGTGACCCATGTGCAGGAATTGTCTGGAGGATGGCACATCTTGGGCATGTGTCGCATTCTTAGGGTGGCTGAGGTGTGCGCTATCTAGCGAAAAACTGGGAAAAAGTGATAAAAATCGGATCGAATAATTTACAAGACGGATCAGATTTACAATAAATCGAATCGATATGTAGGTTTAAACGTGGAACATTTATCTGAAGTCCTCAAGATTCTTGACGGCGCTCTCAAGTCCAATCAGAGCATGGCAGTGAACTATGCAGGCCTGCTGGCGGACAAGTTGGAGCGCAGCGGCGGACGAAGAGAAGCAACAGCTATCCGTGAGCGCTTGGCGCGTGTTCCTGCTGCATTTGTGTCTGCACAACGAGCAGCTGCAGGGGAGATCTCGGCCAATATTCCAGTGGATGGTGATAGCCGACTGAACACCGTAGATGTAAGTCGCCCACTTGCTGGCGAAGTTCGAGTGTTGCTGCCAAGCGCATTGCAAGCTCAAGTAAATGACTACTTGGCCGCAGTTCAGCACAGGGATAAGCTTTTGGCGGCAGGTGTTTCTCAGCCTAGTAGGCTGATCATGCACGGACCTCCAGGAACTGGGAAGACGCAGACTGCGCGATGGATTGCTGCGCAATTGGAGTTGCCGCTACTTACTGTTCGGTGCGATACGCTGATCAGTAGCTTGCTCGGTCAGACCAGTCGTAATTTGCGGCGCGTATTCGACTATGTTCAAGAGATACCCTGTGTTCTGTTTTTGGATGAATTTGATGCTTTAGCAACCGCGCGCGGTAATGAACGAGATGTGGGAGAGCTTCAGCGGGTGGTCATTGCACTTCTTCAGAATATTGATGCGTTGCCCGATGAAACTATTCTCATTGCAGCTACAAACCACGATCAGCTATTAGATTATGCGATCTGGCGCCGATTTACCTATCGACTCTCCATACCGTTGCCCGATGCGGAGCTAAGGCTGCAACTGTGGGAGCAGTTTTTGGATGGATACCCCCACTCAGCACTGAATATTCATGAGCTTGCAGAGCGTTCAGAAGGGCTGTCTGGTGCAGCGATTGAACAGGTTTGCTTGGACGCAAAGCGTTCAGCAATTCTTTCTGGAGCAGTCCAGTTGGAAGATTTTGAGGTATTTCGTCGCCTTGGGCTGGTAATTGCGATGAATACACAAAAAAGGCTGCATAGTGTGCAGGCGGAGATACGATGGTTGAGAATTTGGTATCCAAAGCTATTTTCGCAGAGGAATTTAGCTGCGGCTTATAAAGTGTCATTGCGTCAGATTAGAAATGCATTAGAGGGAGTAACTACAGATGGTGGCAGAGGAGATCAAGGGACGTAGTCCGCGCAACACTAATCCGTTCCATAGGATACCGTTTCAGCGGACGGACCTATCTGCCCCTGAAAATGGCGGAGGCGGCATCAAGGAGTTGGTGCCTGTAACTCCCCAATACAGGGCGGCACTCATCGGCTCGCTAAGTGCTGCAGTTGCAGCGCTGAAACCAGAGATTCAGCGTTACCCGAATTCACCTGGTGTATTGATTCTTAAGTTGAGGGAAAAGGCTATAGCCAAGTCTCACAGGCCAAATACGCTTGTGCAGGAGGCTGGCTTGCAGTTTGCGGGGGTAGGGCGTATCGAGGAGATGTTAGTTACTGCGAATGCAGCAAGCGTTAACGCTCTCGCACATGTCATTCACGGCCGGGATACTTTGCAGATTCGCGCCAATCTTTCCGCGATTGAAGCAGTTCACGCATGGGATAGATCTCGACGCATGGCCGTTTCTGACGTGGAGTTGCGTGAGCACGGGCGCGCTCTGTTTCGATTGTTCCGATATGGTGCAGCAGATGCGACGGCGCGAAATGTAGACGCGTTGCGCGTTGTGCTGCAACGGCATAACGTTTCCGTAACTGAAATTTCCCAGCGCTGGGGGCCACCGATTTTTCAAGCAGACCTGGAAGACATTACCGATCAGGCATTGCAAGATCTAAGCCTGTTCCCTGGTCTTCGTTCAATTTTCCCGGAACCGCGCGTGCAAAGTGCCTCAGTGATTGCCAACATTGGCTCAGTGCGATTGGCTCCGCCGGCGCCGAGCGTTACTCATCCAGTTGTAGGTGTCTTTGATACAGGAACGGCAACTACCGCAGCGAGTCTGCGACCGTGGATTGTGTCTACGGACTCATATGTTTTGCCTCCTGAAACAGATCATGTTCACGGAACCGCAGTTGCATCATTGGTGGCAGGTGCCAAGCTGCTAAATGGTCTGCATGAGTGGCTTCCGCCTACCCAGTGTCAGGTTCACGATGTTTGTGGACTTGAGGCAGCAGGAGGCAACATTTCCGATCTGATTTTTCGACTGGAGAATGCGGTACGTAATGCTCCCGATGTGAAGGTTTGGAATCTGTCACTTGGTGCTGGACAGGTTGGCGATGATGAGTTCAGTTTTTTCGCTCAGCAGTTGGATGCGCTTAGCGATGAGTGCAAAGTTCTTTTTGTTATTGCCGCTGGCAATTACGTTGGTCTTCCACGGAGGGGGTGGCCGGTAACTGGAGCCAAGCTTGAAGATCGCCTAAGCAGCCCCGGAGATTCTGTGCGAGCACTGACCGTAGGTGCTGTCGCTCATTTGGATGCACCTGATGCGATCGTTGCTGCCGGTGAACCTACCCCGTACACCCGTAGGGGGCCGGGGCCGGTTTTTACGCCTAAACCTGACCTAGTTCATGCCGGGGGGGGTGTGCATGCTCTTTGGAATTCCGGTGGAAGCAGCTTAAAAATGCTTGATCCTGCAGATGGTCTGTATGGGAGCTTCGGAACTAGTTTTGCAACGCCAATTGTTTCATCGGTCGCAGGGCACGTTTGGAAAAGTCTAGAAGGGCATTCCGGGTTCGCTGTCGCTCCGCATATGGTCAAGGCGTTACTCATACATGCAGCGCGTTTAGCGTCCCCTGATTACGATGCACAGGAGCGACGCTACTATGGATGCGGAGTTCCCAAAGATGCTCTATCAGCTCTTTATGACAGTGATGATTGCTTCACATTGATGTTCGAAGCACTCGTCGTTCCTGGCTTTAAGTGGCGAAAGACTCCCTACCCCTTACCTGCTTCTTTGCTGCACAACGGTAAGCTTCGTGCGGAGGTGATTATCACGGCCGTCTATGCGCCACCTTTGGATCCAAATGCTGGGGCAGAGTATGTCCGTGCGAATGTGAATGTTAGCTTTGGTGTATTGGAGGGCAACCGCATTAAGGGTAAGGTTCCGATGGAGGGGGAGTCGGGAACGACCGGCTATGAGGCTGCGCAGATCGAGCATGGAGGAAAATGGTCACCAGTAAAACTGCATCGCAAACGATTTCCTCAAGGCGTCGCAGGTGATCAATGGGCGATCCAGCTTGACGCTTTATTAAGGGCTAATGAGCCGCCATTGATTGAACCGTTGAATGTTGCGCTAATAGTGAGCCTGCGATCACTTGACGGGAATGTTCAGGTGCATGCTGATGGGGTCAGGTCCCTCGTTTCGTCTAACTGGGTGCGTCAGCCATTGCCCGTGCGTGTGCCTGTTCATGTTTGATTGCTCTAAACAACTGAGCTAGTTTTCTCCCGCACAGGCAGCTCAGAAACTTTTGGTATGGATGGGCAGCAGCCCGCTTCGAGCGGGCTTCTTGCTGCCATAAGCCAGGCGCTGCAGCACTGCAGCGCTGTACGGCTCGCAGCCTTCTGTGCAGAATCCTCTGCTAGGAGGAAGCCCATCATGCTTTGGCTTTTTGACACGGGCCGGATGGCCAAGAAGTTCGGGAGGTGGCGAGGAGCCGTCACTGTTGCGCACGCAGTGGGTGTCTGCATTATTGCCGTCGCCGTTTCCCGTCTGGCTGACGTTGTGGTGAACCTTGAGACGACACCTGTCAGTGCTTCCACAGTGGCATTGGCTGCACTCGTGATCTATGGCGCTGGCGTGCTCTTGGGCATTTGGGGCGCTTACCAGTACTTCGTAGATGCCACGAGGGGCACTTACATCAGCGATGCAGATCGCAACGATCGAGAAGGGGTGTAGCCTCCCGCCTTGAGAAGGGCTGTCATCCTGAACCTCGCTTGATTGGTTCCACGGTGCCCCGCTAGGGTTCGACACCTCTACCTGGGGTGAGGTGTCATTGGGGGATGAGCAAAAGCACTTTCTCCTATGAAGATGCCTACGGGCAGGCGCCCGCCGGTAGTAGCCCCTCCTCAAAGCAGGCTGGCAATTTTTCCTATGAGGATGCTTTCGGGCTAGACAAGGCGCCGCCCCAATCACCTAGCTTGCTTCGCCAAACCGCAGACTCGGCCGTTGCTTTGGGGTCAGGGATCACCCAAGGCGTCAAGATGCTCACGGATGTGGCTGGCGCCGATAACGCCGCATCGCGAGTGCTGGGTAAGGCTACGGATGCGCTGACCGATCTTTCCTCTCCCTACGCCAAAGCCAAGAAGCAGGAGCGCGCCGAGAAGATCAAGGCGGCAGAGGACTCGGGCAGTACCTGGGAAGAGGTGAAAGCCTATGCCGGTAGCTTTGCCGACGCGCCACTTGATACCACGCTGAATGCCTTGGGCACTTCCGCTCCCACGCTGGCGGCCGGCCTGCTGACGGGTGGTGGTGCTGTGCCCGCCATTGCTGCGCGCGCGGCTCAGGTGGGGCTGGGTGCCGCCCAAGGTGTAGGTGGCATCAAGGGGCAGATCCATGAAAGCGTCAAGCAGAAGCACCTCGATGCGGGTGCGACTGAGGCCGAAGCAGCCAAGCGCGCTGACGCGGCTCAGGCCTATGCAGGACCCAACGCAGCGAGCATTGCTCTCGGCGGCGCACTAGGCGCGGCAGCCGGTGGTACTGGTGCTGAGAGCGCAGTCCGGCGACTGGCTGGCCAGCGTGTGGCTGCAGAGGCGGCCAAGAAGGCAACCCCTGGTGTGCTGCGCTCTACTGCTGCTGGCGTTGCCAAAGAAGCCCCGATGGAAATGCTCCAGGGCGGCCAGGAGCGGCATGCGTCCAACACGGCCTTGCAAGGCGAAGGCTTCGATGTTCCAACCTGGCAGGGGGTTGCCGGACAGGCTGCGCTGGAAGGCCTTGCATCAGCTCCGATGGGAGGCGGCTTCGGCGCGGCGGAGGGTATGGCCCACAAGGGGGCGGCTCGGCGACAAGGTGAGGGCGCAGCTGCTTTTGCCTCTGGTGAGCCGCGCACGCCGCCTGATTCGATCAAGAGCGTGGCAGCCAAGGCGCAGTGGGTAAGGGGATGGGACGAGGCGGCAGCGAATGTACTGAAGACTGCAGAAGACGCAACGGGAGCTGCGGTGGCAGTCGGCGCGCAGCAGCCAGACGCCCAGGCCTGGACCACCAGTGAAGGCGCCGCACCGGTTGAGGCTGCTGAGTCAGGTACTGCAGTTGCATCCCCCGCCAATGCTCCAAATCTGGATTATGAAACCCTGCCAGGCGCGGCCCCCGAGGCTGTCGGCAAGGAAATTCCCTTTGAACGCGAGTTTGATACCGGTGGCCTGAGCCTGCAAAGCACGCAGCCAGCAGCCGTGGCCCCTGTGCTGGATTACGACGCGCTGCGCGACAAGGCCGGCGTGATGATGCCGCCCCAACTGGATTCCGGCCGCATAGAGGTGGCAACAGGCCTGCAGCCGCTGTCCAACGAGCAACCGCCGCGCCAGTGGGATACCGGAAATCTGAGCCTGGTGGACGAGGCTCAGCCGCAAGCGCCGCTAAGTCAGCGCATGGGCCTGGATCCGAACGCGGGCGCGCTGTCCAAGGCCGCCGCCATGGCGGTGGATTCAGGTGCCTCCCCTGTGGTGCAGCCCCAGGTGGCACTCATGGCAGAGCAGCAGGCCGCCCCCCAGGTGCCTGCCGGCGTGGATCCGGATACCGGCGAGGTATCGCTGCAAGCCCAGATGGACGAGCTCAAGAGCCGCATTGCCTTTATGCAGCAGCAGGGCGCGGCCCAGGGTTGGGACGGCAACAGGGCTGCCCAGCGCAATGCACTGCAGACCCAGCTCACCCGACTGGAGCTGCAGGCCGCCGGCGGTCAGGGGCGCGGCGCTTCGACCGCCGGCGCGCCTGCACCCGTGCAGCTGACCGGCATCAACCAGATCCTGGCCAAGCAGATCCCCGACATGAACGAGCAGGAGCTGCAGCAGGCCATTGCCCATTACGGGCCCACCCACAAGCGCACCAAAAAACTTGAAAAAGCACTTCAAGCGCTTGCGCAGAAACCACTGACAGCTATTGAAACAGGAGCGAATGCCAATGTCTCTGAAGCCGATCAAGCCCAGCAAGGCAGCGCGCAATCTGCGCAAACAGGAGCAGCGCAAGCTGGCCAAGATGCAGGCCAGGGGGTAAGCAATGGCGCCACCCCAGCTGCGAACCCTGGAACGCAAGAGCAGGGCGCGAGCCTTGCGAAAGCTCAAGCGCAAGTCTCGGAAGCAGCCGGCGTGGCCCAAACAGCCGTAGGCAAGGCGGCGCAGATCGCGCGCGAAGGCAATGCAGAGCGTGAAGCCCAGCGCCAGCGCCACATCGATGCCAGTGAGCGCTGGACACGCATGACCACGGTTGAGCGTCAGGCTGTGACGGCCACGGCCCCCGGCCTTACCGTCATCGCCCGTAAGAACGTACACACCCGGGCATGGCCCGATATTGGCGAGAAGATCCGCGAGAAGCTGCTGGATTCGCTGGTAGGTCCGCTGGTGGAGTTCACGAGTAAAGCGCCTTCAGCTATTGAAAATGCAGCAAATCCTGCACCCAATGCCGTCTCCGGAGACGCGCCTGCGAAGCCTGCCGCGCAGCCCGTGGGCGATGAAAAGCCGTTCGCGGCAGAGACTGGCACGCTCGGCATCCCGCGCGCCGAGATGCCCCAGGTGCCCACGGCAAACCATGGCGGCCTGGTCAAGCACTTGAAGGCCCAGGGCATTGCTCATGAAACCACGACCGTGGACGCGGCACAGCTCAAGCCTACCCAGGCCGAATATTCGCCATCCAAGGTGGAGGCGGCCAAGACTGCCACCGGCGACCGTGCGGTGATTGTCTCCAGCGATGGGCACATCATCGACGGCCACCACCAGGCAGTCGCGGCAGCCGAGGAAGGCAAGCAGGTCAAGGCGATCGTTCTGGATGCGCCGGTGGAGCAAGCTCTGGCGGCGGTGAAGGCATCGCCCAGTGCCAATGCCGCACCAACAACTGAGCCGAAGCCCGCGCCAAAGTCGGTACCGCAGCGCATGAAAGAGGCCAAGGCTGCGAAGGAAGCCAAGAGCGCGACAGCAGTCAATGCGGAGCAGCGCAGCCATGCGACTCGGCAGAGCAAGCAGGGTCTGACTCAGGCGCAGGATCTGGTCCAAGGCCAAATTGAGAATCGAGAGCGCCAGAAGAAGGAGGCTTGGGCCAAGGTCACGCAATTACGGGCCGCCGTAAAAGAGGGCACCGCCAACCGGCTGCAGTTGCTCAAGGCAGAGGCCGCCCATCGCAATTTGGTGCGCGAAGTGGATGGAATGCGTGCAACAGAGGATCCCCGCTTCCGCCGGCAGGAGTCAGAGCAGTTGGCAGGCGCGGCCTTTGATGTGGCGAGCTTTCTTCAGGGCATGGGCGAAGGGCTGCCAGCCAATGTGTCTGCAGCTTCTGTCCCGGCAGTGAATGTGCGCCCCAGCTATTCGCCAGCGGCCCGTGCCGAGGCGGTGCGCGCCGTCAAGGGCACGGCCGATGCCATCCGCCAAGCCTGGGCCAACGGTCCCGAGGTGATCGTGGCTTTCGATATGCAGGACGCGGTGGTGCCCGAGAGTGCGCGCCGTGCCGACCTGAAGCAGCGCAGCGGCGGCGCACGGGGTGCTCCGGAGGGCTTCTATTTCCAGGGCAAGGTGTATCTGATGGCGTCCAAGCTCAAGACGCCCAACGATGCCGCGCGCGTGCTGTTCCATGAGGCCTTGGGTCACCATGGGCTGCGCGGCCTATTCGGCAAGGACCTGGGGCTGATCCTGAATCAGGTGGCCACCATGCGCAAGGCCGAGGTGGACGCGAAGATTGCCGAGTACGGCCTGCGCCGCGTCAACAGGCTCGACCGCCGCACGGCCGCCGAGGAAGTGCTGGCCGAGATGGCGCAGAACACGCCGCAGATCGGGTTTGTGCGCCGCGCCGTGGCTGCAATCCGCACCTGGCTGCGCGCCAATGTGCCGGGATTCAAGTCGTTGGCGCTGACGGATGCCGAGCTGATTCGCAACTTCATCCTGCCGGCGCGGGCCTGGGTGGAGCGTGGTACCGTGGCCGGCATGTCCCAAGACGTAGCTTTCAGCCGTACAAGTGCAACAAGCATGCCGGACGCCATCATCGGCAGCACCTTGGGCACTGCCTCTTCGCACCCTGACTACGCTGCGGCCAAGGGCGGAGACATTGAGGCGGCCGTGCGCTTGGCCATGGATCTTGTGACTCCTGAGCTGGTGGCCAAGGTGAAGGCCGCAATTGGCGACACCAAGCCGCTGGTGGTACCGGTGGCTGCCGAGGAGGCGTCTGGGCGCAACAAGATTCCACGGGCTGCGGCCGAGGTGCTGGCGCATCGCCTGGGCCTCAAGGCTGCCAACGGCATTGTTCAGGCCAACCGTGCGCGCCGCACCGGGATGGATGGGCTCGATCGCATCTTTGCACCCGTGGACTTCGCCGGCGCGGTGGAAGCCAAACCCTATCTCCTGGTGGACGACACCCTGACCCAGGGCGGCACGTTCGCGGCGCTGGCCAGCCATATTCGGGAAGGCGGCGGGACCGTGGCCGGGGTCATTGCATTGACCGGCAAGCAGTACAGTGCAAAAATTCAGCCCTCTCCCGAAACCCTGGCTTCTCTCCGACAAAAACATGGTGACCTCGAAAACGAATACCGCGCCGCAACAGGCTACGGCTTCGATGCACTCACCGAGTCGGAAGCCCGCTATCTCGCACGTTACGAACCGGCTGACCGACTCCGAGATCGAATCTCTGATGAAGGACGACGCGGACGCGAGCGCGAAGATCAAAGCAATCCTGGCCAAGCAGACCCCGACGCAGACGAAGGACTGAGATTCAGTCGCTCGCGTTTCGCTGACCTCAAGGACAGCGCCCTTGACCAACTGACCAAGACTTTCACCCACGAGGGCAAGGTATCTCTCTGGGACAAGTCTGTGGGCACCATGCGCCATCTGGCCGAGCGCGCGCCCAGCTTCAAGCCTGTCTATGAGTCGGCCCAGCAGAACATTGACGATGTGAGCATGCTGGCCAATGACGCGGCCGACATGGCGCCGCGCATCCTGCCGCGCGTGGAATCGCTGGGCGACCTCAAGAAAAAGCCTGTCTCTGCCGCCGACAACAAGGCCGTGGCCCGCCCGCTGTTTGAGGGCACCTTGATCTGGGCGCGCGACGAGAACGGCAAGCCGACCCTGGTCGACGACCTGCAAAAGCGCTATGCCAATCTGTCGGCCCACAACAAGGCCGCCATGCTGCTCAAGCACGGCAAGATCAAATCTGAGGTGCTGGCGATGTGGCAAGGCCTGCCGGTGGCGCAGTTCGAGAAGAACATCAACGCGCGCTTTGAGAACAAGATGCTCAAGCCCGGCATTGTCTGGACCGATGCTGAGTTGCAGGCACAGTTCGGGACGGATGCCAACCAGATCAGCCTGTACCGCGAGGCGCGCGCGGCCATTGATCGCTCCATCGACATGACGGCGCGCACCGACATGCTGCGCGTGGTGGGTGAGAAGTACGAGCCCATGCGCGATGCCGTGCTGGCGCAGCCCTCCGCGGAAGCTGCGGCCCAGCTGCTGCTGGACACGCTGGAGCAGGATGCCAAGGCCGATCCGGACTCGCGCGAGCGCCTGGCTGGCTATATGCAGCTGATCAACCGCCGGCTGGATACGGCCGTGGACCTGCAGCAGGGCGGCTATGCCCCGCTGTCGCGCTTTGGCCGCTATACCGTGGATGTGGTGGATGCCAACGGCGAGCGCCTGTACTTCGGCATGTACGAAACCGCGCGCGACTCCAACCGGGCCAAGCTGCAGCTGGCGCAAGAGTTCCAGGGCGCAACCATCACCACCGGCACCATGAGCGCCGAGGCCTACAAGCTGTTTGCCGGCGTGACACCGGAGACGCTGGAGCAGTTCGGGGAGATGCTGGGCCTGAAGTCCGAGGGCAACGAAGCTCAGGACAAGGCTTTCCAGGAGTTCCTGAAGCTGACCAAGAACAACCACAGCGCCATGAAGCGGCTGATTCACCGCAAGGGTATCGCCGGTTTTAGCGAGGATGTGGGGCGAGTGGTGGCCAACTTTGTCTACTCCAACGCGCGCGCCGGAGCCATGGGCCTGAATGCGGGCAAGATGGAGACGGCCATCGGCAAGATCCCCAAGGAGCAGGGCGAGCTCAAGGACCTAGCGATGGGCCTGCGCGATTACATCCGCGATCCGCAGGAAGAAGGGCAGGCCGTGCGCGGCATGCTGTTTGCCCAGTACCTGGGCGGCTCGATCGCTTCGGCCTTTGTGAATACGACGCAGCCCTTCGCGGTTACGCTGCCATGGCTGAGCCAGTACGGCGGCATAAAGAAGGCCGGCGCGCAGCTGGCCCGCGCGCTCAAGGACATGGGAACCAAAGGTTTCAAGTATGAGAGCGACTTGGCCAAGGCCTTGCAGTCGGCCGAGGATGATGGCGTAGTCAGCCCCCAGGAAATCCACCAACTGATGGCCCAGGCGCGCGGCGCGGGCATGCTGCGCTCGGGCGACGGTACCAAGGCCGGCAATCTGCGCGCCGAGGTTGCCAATAAGTGGGAGCAGGGCAAGGTGCTGTGGGGCCAGCCCTTTGCCCTGGCCGAGCAGTTCAACCGCCGCAGCACCTTTATTGCGTCCTACCGCATTGCCAAGGAACACGGCATGGCGGATCCAGCGGCTTTCGCCCGTAAGGCGGTGCTTGAAACGCAGTTCGTCTATTCCAAGGCAACGAAGCCCAAGTGGGCGCGCGGTGCAGTCGGCGGCACAATTTTTACGTTTAAGACGTACAGCGTGTCCTATCTGGAGCTGATGCACCGCATGTGGAACCAGGGCGGCCCCGAGGGCAAGCGCGCGGTGGGCTGGGCCCTGGCCATGCTGCTGCTGATGAGTGGCGCCGGTGGCGTGCCCTTCATGGAGGATGCTGAGGATTTGATTGATGGTGCGGGCCAGATGATGGGCTACAACATCAGCGCCAAGCAATGGCGCAAGGAGCTGCTAGCCAATGTGGTGGGTAAGGAACTGGGCGAGTTCATGGAGCAGGGCTTGTCTGGTCTGCCGGGCGCGCCCATTGATGTGTCCGGACGCCTGGGCATGGGCAACTTGCTGCCCGGTACCGGGCTATTCCTGGACAAGCCCAATCGCGAGCGGGACATGACGGAAATCATCGGGCCTGCTGGTGACTTGGTGGCACGCGGCTTCTCTGGTGCGCGTGATGTGATCAAGGGTGTTGTGAACGGCGACTTGGCAACCGCTGGTAAGGGAGTGCTTGAATGGGCGCCTACGGCAGTGCGCAACCTTGCCAAGGGCGCCGACATGGCAGCCACCGGCATGTATCGCGACACCAAGGGCTACAAGGTGATCGATACGACTCTGGCCGAAGCCGCAGCCAAGGCCATCGGCTTCCAGCCCAAGAGCGTGGCCGAGGTGCAGGAGGCCAACAGCTTTATGCAGCGCAGCAAGTCGTTCTATACCCAGACCAGCTCTGACATCAAAGCGCAATGGGCAGACGCGCTATTCCGCAAGGACGAGGCGGCTGTGCAGCGGGTGCGCGAGCGCTTGGCGGCATGGAACCGCGACAACCCCGAGCAGCCCATCGTGGTGAAGATGCCCGATGTGTGGAAGCGCGTGCGCGAGATGGGTAAGGATCGTAGCGACCGTATTGCCGACACCGCGCCCAAGGCACTGCGCCAGCAGATGCGAGAGCAGGTGCGGTCGCTGGGGTAGCACCGCTGGGAGACGTGACTGTGGCAGTCTTCGTTGCCAGATTGCTGCGCGTGTTCGTGCCTGATAGTGGTGATCGGAAGGAGGTTAGCGTACAACGACTGACAGAGTTGTTCCTGGCGGCACCGAAACGGTCTCTGCATATGTTCCATACACTGCAGGTCGTACCATGGGGAAGCTGCCTAGCGGCACCAGTTCTTCTGGCACGGTTGGCGGCAGTGATCGAATGGATGCATACACTGGGCCGTCGATTCCATGGAGTGTGATGCCACCCTCTATCCGCTGAGGCATGCCGAACCCCGCAGGCGTGCCAATGGCGGGCAGTAACGCTACATTGAGCGCAGCGCGGCGTATTGCTTCTACTGCACCGGGGCCTCCCGCATCACGAATGGCGCGATCCAGAATCGCGAGCGCATTGGTGGAGCTGTTGTTGCGCAACAGGTTCTGAAAAAAGCCAACGCCATAGTGGCGCAACAGATATCCACCAACACTGCCTGCAATGCTGTAGCTGAAGCAATTCGACGCGTAGTCGTCATTCCAGGCAATCAAGTTGCAATTGAAGCCAGATTGGTTCAAGTAGTCAGGGAAGCGGCTATCTCGGGTGGGGCTGAAGCCTGGAGTGAGCGTGTCGGCGATAAGGTCTTCGAGCATCAGGGCCGAGGTCTCCTCAAGCCAGGTATCGAAGGTGTTATCCAGCACTACGCCGCGCTGATAGAAGTTCACCATGTGCATGAACTCATGCGCCAGCGTGTTGTATTGGATATTCAATCCAGTATCGTCTGCGGAGCGATAGATGGTTTCCGTATCCAGAAACACCGATAGCGACTCGTTGCTTTGAGGTGTGCTCGGGCTGACCTTGAAGTTGTTGTACGACCAAAAGTATCCCATCAAGCCGTATGGCAACTGATCCCGATCAAAGTTAATCAACACAATGTCCAGCGGCTGTTCTGTCTGAATCAGGTCGTTGAATGAATGGGCTCCCCAGGGCTGGCCAACCAGCTCTGTAGCGCGGTGGTACACAGCATTGGAGTCCGTGAAGAAGCGGGACATAATTCCGTCGAGTACTGCAGCAGAGATCTTGTTGTCCCCCGCTTCGCCATCCTCTAGCCAGATATTGACAGTCATGCCATCGCGTGTAGCACTGCGCACCAAAGTGGCTTGGCGAGTTTCCATGGTCTCCACATGCACGTACCACTGGCGAGAAGCGCCAATGGATGGAGGGATCGCACGTTGCAGCGCTCGGCGCGATGGCGCGAAGTTGCTTTTTCTCAGCAAGGCAGGAGCACCGACGCGGTTGAATTCGCTGATTTCCGATGGAACGGGTCTTATGCCTTGGGAAGTCCTTGGCTGCTGCATGGAGCGAAGAACTGACGATCTCGGAATACTTGGTGTCAGTGTGATTGGCGTCATGGGCTGTGATGTGAGCGTGGTATTGGTAAATACCAATGTCACGTCCTGACCGCTGAGCCTCTTGATGGATAGTGGTACGGCGACTGCCTTGTTGCTGCTGTTGGACACTTTCCAAATGCCAACTCCGCTGCCTGCGTACGTGTCATTGGTCAGCGATCCACAGTTGGGCCCCAGGCAGTCGGCCTTAAGGCCTCCCAACGGCAACGTCGGGATGGGGGGGACTTCTGGAGGAGTGGTAGGCGGCTTAACCTCTGGAGGCGTGGGCGCAACCTCAGGAGGGTTCGATGGCGATTCGGTACTCGGCTTGTCGATAGCGGCAGGTGGACTGTCGCCGCCACAAGCTACGAGCATCAAAGTCCAAAGCACAACGCAGGCCAGCCTGCTCCCGTATACACCTCGATGGCGAAAGTCGAGACTGGTCAGCATGAGGTTCCCTCAGTCGTAAGTATTTGTTCGGCGATTATCTGGACTTGGCAAATCAACGCAATACGATGATTACTAGGTACTCGGGTTCGAGTTGAAAGTCAGCACGCAGGTGATTGGGAAGGGTGACGCTTCAAGGCTTTCCCCTGGATACCAACGGCGGTGAGGTGGGTGCCCTGGGATACCAGTACCACCAAGACTGCGGTACCTGGTTTGCCTCTCTATCCGAAGGTTGCGCAGTGTCTGCTCTCTGCCGATTTGCCCTTAACTGGTGCGACGCGCAAGGCGGTCATGCATCCCAGCAGCTAGATCTATGACGCGGCTCATGAGTGCCTGGCCGCTTTGTACGCAACAACATCGAGCGGTCCACCGTGGTGATGGATGCCAGATGTATAGAAGCGGGTGCGCGAGATGGGTAAGGACCGCAGCGACCGCATTGCCGACACTGCGCCGAAGGCGCTGCGGGAGCAGATTCGTTCGGAGGTGGTTGTATAGCGGGCGTGATGCTTACGGGCGATAGCAAATGGCTCAATTAACCTGATGGGTTCAAGGCAAATGCGGAAACAGTGCGCGACACCTACACCCAATTTGTAGCTGAGCAGCAAGCCGCCGTCGTGAATGTCATGAGGCGTAGGCTCAGAATAACTGTTTAGTCGCTATCTTTCTTTAAAATTTTCTGCAAGCAAGGTCAGTGCCAAGAAGTATTTCTTCTTAGTTCGTTTGTGAAGCGTTTGACCGAGAATTAAATCGTAGCAAATATACAGAAGTAATAAAGAAAAAGAGATTAAGAAAAATCCGGCAATCCAGTTGCTTAAAACAAAATCTCGTATTTTACTGGTGTAGTTGTTAAACGTGACGGAATTTTGATATATCCAAACAATAAATAGAAAAGGAACTCCAAATAAAAATTTCTTAAGTGCTTCGGCAATGCCAATTGAGACATCCGAATAGTCGTTGCTCGCTTTCAATATTTTAAGTATGGATTGAAGCGTGTCCTGAGTGATTTTCCCGCCTCCTGCCTCTCGTAGCTTAATCATTCCGGCAACAATCAATGATGGCTGATTGATTCCGAATGCGTAGTTCACGAAGTTTGAGTTGGCAAGCTTATGTTTTGCAAATGCTTCTACGAATTTTGACCTCGAATGCATTGCTGCGATGTAAAAGACAGTATATGGCACTAAAAACCAGAAGGAGATTAGAAGGACACCGAAGGTGGATAATAATGAGAATGCAAGGTAGACGGGATAGTTATAGCGGTAGGGTAGCAGCTTTTCCTGGTTTAAATTTATTACATCCCTCATGCATTTGAATGGATTTGACATTGAAGGTAAATATTCTTTTTCGGTTTTCTGAAATGACTTCCACAAGGAATTTTCTAGATCCGCAATATCACTCAATCGATTGTTTAGCTTTCCGACGCTCGGCATATGAGGTAATTGGTTAATTTCTAACGATAAAGATACTAATTGTTGCACATTTCGCTCGCCATATGAAAATGAGCGTTCGTTGGATGTAATAGAGTCTCTTAGACACCCCTCTAGGGTTCGACCTTTGAAGGCCATTGGCCAAAACTCCCTGCAAGTCACACAGGAGTTTTGCCATGGCCAACAAGTTCTATCCCAAGGGCGCACAGAAGCTGCTTAGCGGCGCCATCAATTTCAGCGCCGACACCATCAAGGCCGTGCTGGTGCCTGCGGCCTATGTCTACAGCGACACCCACGAATTCCTATCTGACCTGGGCGCGGTTGTTGGTGCGGCCGTGGAGCTGCAGAACAAGGTCGTGACCGGCGGCGTCTTTGACGCGGACGACATTTCCTTCGGGGCGGTGGCTGCCGGCAGCACGGTCAAGGCCATTGCACTATTCAAGGACACGGGCAGCGCGGCCACCTCGCCGCTGCTGGCTTACTACGACGTGGTCACAGGCTTCCCGTTCAGCACAAACGGCAGCGAAGTCAGCACGCCATGGTCTGACGGGCCGGCCAAAATCCTCTCGCTGGTGTAAGGGGCCAGCATGCTGCAGGAGAGCTATTTCAACAATGCCGGATTTGCTCTGGCGGGCGGGATCTCGGCCGCGGATACCGTGATTTCTTCTGCCATCACGATGCCCGAGGCGGGCCTGATTGAAGGCGGGGGGCGCTTCAATCTCACCAGCTTTGCGCGGGCGACCCTCGTCAACCCCGATCAACGCGATGCCGTGGAAATCGTGTTCATCGTCAGGATCAACGAACTCGAAAAGACGGTAGAGGTTCTGAGAGGCCAGGAGGGAACGACGGCGCTGGCTTGGAATGAAGGCACCAAGCTGGAGTGCCGCATCACGGCGGGCATGTTGAATGTGGCGCGTGCTAGATCGGCGTTTTCCCCGAACACGGGCGCACTCAGCATCAATTTCGGCAACAACCTGCGTGTGTATAGCTTTGCGGCTGGATCGCCTATTGGCCAAAACTTGGTTGCCAATTCTTGGGGAATTGGCGGCGCGCCGGTGTTGCCCCAAGTGGGCGCGGATGAGGCTACCTACTTGCCCATGTCCATGTCTGTAGAAGGTGTAGGGAGCACTTTTGGTATTGAGCTGGGTGTGGCGCCCGACTACCAAAGCACCAAGGCCTACTATCCGGGCTCGATCGTCAAGAGCACGGAAGCTCCGTTCAAAGTGTTTTCAGCCGGTCGTGCTATGAGGTTGGGCCCGGGTATCCCGAAGCCGGCGCTCGGAGAGGAATATTGGTCGGAGGTTTCTGAAGATGCAGACGGTGGCATTGCCCGAGTGGGCTTCCAGGTTGGCATGGATGACCCGGATACCTGGTTTTACCCGAGTGAGATCGGCTTCATCTGCGAGGACTACGCAGCTACCAGCACGCCTACGGTGTCTGTGGGCGAAGTCAATGCTAGTGGCGCCTTGGTCAGCAAGACCAATCTAGTCAATGCCGTGCCCCTTACAGCCATTGATGGCAGTCATCAGCGCATTGTGCTGGCTACCAATATTAAGAAGGGCATCCGGGGGATGATTTTCTCCATCGACACCGCGGCTGCAGGAGGAACGTTCAGGGGGCGTTTCTACTGGAAGGGCCTCTTTGTGTGCACCAATACAGCCGCCGGATTCCCCTTGGAATTTGGCCCGCCCGACGCTTTTTAGCCAGGTAGCAGCATATGTCATACCCAGGCTTTAACGCAGCGCAGATCAACGGGGCGGCATCGGTAACCAGTAGTGGAACTGGCGGATTTCAGGTTTCCAGCCTGAGGCCTGTTTCCATGGGTGTCCCATCGCTGGTGGTGAACACGGGTGAGTTTGCGGTTGATAGCCTGGTGCCGGCGCGCTTTGGTACGCCCGAAGCGCGCTTCGGCATGCCCCCTGGCGAGGTGACACTGCAGGCCCAGAGCCTGCGCCCGGTGACTTTCGGCCGCCCATCGCTGCAGGCGGTTCTTCAGGTCGGCCCCGCTCCCAGTCTGACGCCTGCGCGCTTTGGTCAGCCCCGGCTTTCCATGGGCCTGCGTGTCCAGAGTCTGCAGCCTGCGGGCTTTGGCGCGCCAGCGCTGGTCACGGTTGCGCGTGCGGATTCGTTGCGGCCGGCGCGCTTTGGCGGGTCTTCGCTGCAGCTGGGCTTTGGCGTGGCGGGGCTGCAGGTCGGGCGCTTTGGCACTCCGCGCGTGCAGCTCGCTGGTCTGTCATTCACGCCCTGGAGCCTGCAGCCGGTGAACTTTGGCAGCCCGGCGCTGGGCGGCATGGCGATGCGCGCCAGAACACTGTGCCCGGTTCGGTTCGGGCGCCCCACATTGGATAGAGGAACGGCATGCTGACCTATAAAGGCTTTACCGGCATCAACAATGTGCTGCCCGAGCACCGCATGGGCAGCGGCGATCTGCTGCAGGCGCAGGATGTAGACATCGGCCTGACGGGGGAGGTCACGCGCCGCGCGGGGCTGACCGTGGCTTCCGAGCAGTGCCACAAGAACCTGCATCAGGCCCACAGCTTCATGCTGGCGACCGGCGGCAGCGCCCTGACAGCGATTCACCCCGATGGCGCGCGGCATGTGATTCACCCGGCGCTGGGATCGGGCCGAGTCTGGTATTGCGATCTGCCCGATGGCCGCACTACCTATAGCAATGGTCTGATTCATGGCGTGACGGACGGGCGCACGGGCGTGGAGCGCAGCGTGGCCTTGCCTGAATCGCTGGGCCTGCCCGATCAGTGCTTCGGTGCGTTGCACCCTGGCCAGTACCGCTACACCCTGAGTTTTGTGCGCCTGGCTGACCGGCTGGAAGGCCCGGCCATCAGCTCCGAGCCGTTGATGCTGGCACAGGGTGGTCTGCGTCTGGACGGGCTGCCCGAGCTGGAGGGTCATGCGGTCAATGTCTATCTGAGCGGCAAGGACGGGGAGGGCGCTTATCTTGCAGGCATGGCCATGGGCCGGAGCTTTGAGTTCGAGGGCGACAACACGGCCCTGGTGCTGCCTTGTCGCACACTGGGGGCCGAGCCCTTCCCAGTGGGCACGGTCACGGCCTTCTGGCGCGGGCGGGTGCTGGTGGCGCAGGGCAATGTGCTGTGGGCTTCGCGCCCCATGGCTCCCCACTTGGCAGACTGGCGCGATTTCAAGGCGCTGGCCGCGCCCATCACGGCGATTGTTCCGGTGGAGGATGGAGTGTATGTGGGCACCGAGCAGGATCTGGTGTTCCTGGCCGGTACCGACTGGGAGCAACTGGCCTATGTGCCCACCAAGCGCGGCCCGGTGGTGCTTGGCTCCGGCGTGTCGGCGCCCGGGCACCGCATCAAGCTGGGCGATGGCACGGGCGGCGGCCAGGCCATGCTGTGCATTGCAGGGGGCGAGGTGGTGGCGGGGTTTGCCGGTGGCCAGACTGCCAGCCTGAGCGCTGATCGCTATCGCACCACGGTCAAGGAGGTGTGTGCGACCTTCCGCGAGGTGAATGGCATTCCTCAGTATCTGGCGGTGCCCCAATGAATTTGTGGAACCCATTTGCCTTCGATGTGCTGGGCCGACCCGTAGCGGCGGCCGTGCCGCCGTCGCTGCGCGTAGAGGGCGGACCGGCCAGCACTGAGCAACGGGCGATGGCGCAGCAGGTCTTTGCGCGCTATGTGAGCCAGGCCCGTCTGTCCCAGGTGCCCAACCCCACGCAGCTGGGCAAGTTGGCGGACGGCACGGCTTACCGCATTGTCTCGGTGGCCGGGCAGCACATCATGCAAATCTGGCCGGCGCAGAGCAGCCGCCGCGTCAAGGTGGATAGCGGGATTCTGTTCTCTCAGATGCAGTCAGGCGAGATCTGGCTGCTGGTCAACGAACTGGTGGACGGCCGGCTTTCGGCCAAGTGGGTGTTTCGCAATATTGCGCAGGAGTACAGCGCGCCCGAGAAGTCCGATATTTTTTCCCTGCAAGGGATGACCGACCGGGCTATCGCGGTGCCTGGTGGCTGGGGCTATTCCTATGCCGCGCAGGACGGACAGGGGCTGGGTCGCTATGGCTACTTGAATGTGTTCACGCCGCTGAGCACGGGCGACTATCCGGGCGAGCTGATGCATGTCTCTCCCGGTGGCGCCGCGGTCTTTGTGAATACTTTGGTATCTGGCGCGCGAACGATGCGCCAATCGGTGCTCAAGAAGGGCGTGAGCGACTTGAGTCCACCGCCTTTTGGCAGCAACGCGCAAACCACGGTCATCAAGCAAGAGGTGGCGGCCGACAGCCAAGAGTTGTCTGTCGATACGCCTGGATTCATTGACGTTGTGGGTCTGTTTCCGCTCCCGAACCCGAGTAATCGTCAATACCATGTGGTTTCACCCAACGGCAAATACCTTGCTGTGGTGGTTGAGAGGTATGCGGGACGGCGCTCCACCATCGTGGGGCCGCTTGTCTATGCACCAGACTATTTTGAGATTCGTCGGGATATGTGGCCCGGCCTCTCATATTCACGCGGTGATGCCGTCTTACTGACGCTGACTACATACCCCACCAACGCTGGGCCCGCCGAATACGAGGAGACGGAGCAAGTCATAAAAACTTTCAGGGCAGGTAACTTCGGCTATGAGCCTGTCGCAGATGAGGTACTCCCCAGCATCCCCAGTGCATTCACTCCCACGATTTCACGAGTTATCGGTAATGTGGTGCAGTCGGCAACTCGCGCCGGGTTCGCTGTGTCGCAGCAATATTGGCCGCATCCGCAATTGATCTCGGCGGCTAGTTCGGAGGGTACGAGTAAATGGAGGGTGTTCGCCATCCACTCGGAAACGAATACCTACAAGATAAGAAAGTCGAGTGAGATCGGAACGAGTCAGCTGATTGGCATTACCGATAGCGGGGAGCCTGTGATTCAGGACGACAGAGATAGCGTGGTCTACGAAGTGGACTACTCAAGGCCCACAGATTCCAACCATGAAATGGTCAGCTTTCAGGAGCCCCCGCCTAGGGTGGGCGTGGATCTCATTTCAGGGGATGTGGAGGTCGTCAACAATGAGTCCGGCAGCTATGAATCGAAGTTTAAATACCACGCCAAGAATTCCCGCAAGTACAGCCACGGCCCCGAAATCATCACCAGTGAAAGATATGTAGAGGGCGTCAAATCAGGGACCTTCTATCAAAACCGGATACGTGGTGAAGAAGTCAACAGCGGCAGTGCCCAGGTTCAGTACACATCTCGGGTTGTAGTCCGCCAAGTGATGCTGCAGCGCCTCACAGATGGACTGCTGGTGTTTTATGAACATTCGGCTGAGTTGAGCCACCAGTCCTCATCCTCGTATGGGCCACAGGGGCCTACGAAAACGCCATCGAGGTCCATCCCAATCCGTAAGGCGCAGGTGACTATTTGGTATCGAGGGGAGGTAACGACCTTCCCAGTAGTGCCAGGTCGGGCAGGCTATCCCGGCTACGCCAATATTGGGAGGAATATCACAGAGCTTGGAGAGGAACTGTATGCGAGCCAAAACATGCTGGAGGATACAGAGCCTATTGGGCATTGGGATGTGGAGAACCATACCGCCAAGTCCGATTTTCTTTCGACGCAAGTCGACGAGATCGTGGCGCCTTTGTCAATCGATAACTTGCTTGCCACGGCTGTCTGCGCGAAGTGCCCGCAAACGCCAGGAATGCTGCTGGAGATCGCGGTCGGCAGTTTTCCAGACCGGCAAATCTGGCGCTTCCTGGTGGATCCGGTGGCCGGGGTCAGAGAGGCTGAGTCTGTCCTGCCGTGGCCGCAAGCCGCCCGCAATGCCCCATCGTTTTACCCCTTCTGAGAGCCTTCATGACTGCGATCACCGTCAACACCCTCACAGGCGCAGTGTCCGAGTACACGCGCCACGATTTCCAGAGCGTCACGCCAAGCCATGGCGGCAGCGCCACGGGCCTGTATGCCTTTGGCGGGGACACGGATGCCGGCTTGCCCATCCAGTCCTCATTGCGTCTGCCCGTCACGTTGCGCGAGAACACGCTCAAGCAGCAGATTGCCATGGTCTATCTGTCCATGCAGGGCCAGGGCGAAGCCGAGTTCACGGTTTTGGGCTCAGGCGGGCAGTCCTGGTCGTATCCCTTTGCACTGCGCGACAGCGGCCAGACGCGCTGCCCGGTGGGCAAGGGCATCCGAGAAAACTATCTGGGCTTCGGCCTGAGTAACCCCGCTGGACAGGCCTTCACGCTCGATCGCGTGGAAGTGCTGAGCGTGAAATCCAAGACAAGGAGAGTTTGAGATGGCAGAGTTTGACTTCAACGGCCCGGCCGAGATTGTTCAGGACAAGTATGAGCGCTCCATCGACCTGGCGAACCAGGCCTTGAGCGAAACCAAGTCCATGCAGGATGCGCTCAATGCAAGCATCTACACGCCGCCAACGATCAGTGTGCGCTGGGGCACGATTGCCGCGCCCAACTTGCCGGATCTGCCAGACTTGCCCGAGTTGCCACAGGTGGGCTTTATCACGCCTGGCGATATGCCGGCGGCGCTGGATCTGGCCAGCTTGCCGGATGTGGAGGTGCCTAGTTTCGACCTGCAGCCGCCGGCCATGGACTTTGGCGCGGCGCCTGATCTGGTGATTGGTCAGGCGCCGGCCTTGCCCCAGATGCGGGAGGTGGCCATCCCCGATGCGCCGGATGTGAGCTTGCCTGATGCGCCCGAATTCCTGTCTTTGACCACGCACAGCTTTGGCGGGGTGAATCTGCACGAGGATTGGCTGGACAGGTTGGACGATGTGCCCGAGCTGCAACTGCTGGAGCCCGCGCCCTTTGAGTTCAAGCGCGCGCCCGGCTATGCCTCGGAGCTGATGGGCAACCTCAAGGCCATCCTGGCCGCGCGCATTCAGGGCGGCACGGGCCTGAATCCCGTGGTGGAGCAGGCCATCTGGGATCGATCGCGCGACCGCGAAACCCAGATTGCCCTGGCGCGAGAGCGCGAGGTGATGCGCGGTGCAGAGGCGCTGGGGTTCCCGCTGCCGTCCGGGGTGCTGGCTGGTCAGCTGGCCGACGCCCGGCGCGAGTACCACGACAAGCTCTCGGGCCTGGCCCGTGACATTGCGATCAAGCAGGCCGAGCTGGAGCAATCGAACGTCAAGGATGCGATCACCCAGGGGCTGGCACTGGAGGGGCAGTTGATGGATCAGGCCTTGCAGCTGGATCGCCTGTCCTTTGATGCAGCCAAGACGGCGGCCGATCACAGCATTGCCGCGCACAATGCGGCGCTGGAGCGCTTCAAGGCACTGCTGGACGGCTACCGCACTTATGCCATGGCCTACGAAACCGTCATCAAGGCGGAAATGAATAAGGTCGAGGTCTACAAGGCGCTGCTGCAGGCAGAGCAGACCAAGGCCGACATCAACCAGTCGCTGGTGGCGCGCTACAAGGCGGAGATTGATGGACGCATGGCGTCCGTGGAGATCTACAAGGCCCGCGTGCAGGCCGCGCAGACGCTGGTGGGGCTGGAGCAGACCCGCATTCAAGCCGGTGGCGAGCAGATTCGCGCCTTTGTGGCGACCATCAACGCCGAGACTTCCAAGGTGGAGCTCTACAAGGCCCGCGCCCAGGCCGAGGCCACCAAGCAGGATGCCTACAAGTCCCAGGTGCAGGCTTACGGCGCCTATACCGGCGCCCAGGCCGAGCGCGCCCGCGTGGCGATTGCCCAGACCCAGGCCAAGATCGCGGCCAAGGAGCTGGAGTGGAGCGGCTGGAAGGCCAAGCTGTCTGCCGAGGTGGCCAAGATGGACGCGGCGGCCAAGCAGTCGGCCATTCTGGTGGATGGCTACCGCGTGAGCGCGCATGCCATCGAGGCCAAGGCTGCGAGCTATATGCGCCGCTGGGAAGCGGACATCAAACAGTACGAGGCCGGCTCCAACATCAGCCTGCAGACGGCCAAGGTCAACACCGATGTGGCGATCCAGACGAACAATGCGCGCCTGGAGGCGGCGAAGATTGGCCTTGCGACGGCATCGCAGCGCGTGGCCAGCGCCTGGAGCATGGTCAGCACTTCTGCTGCAATCAGCGGCTCTGTCAGCCAGAGCGTCTAGCACCCCTCTAGGGTTCGACTGTTGGACCTAGCCCCGGAACACTCCGGGGCATGAAAAAAGCTCTCGCATCAATGCTGGCGCTGCTGGGCATTCACCAGCATCTGAGTGCCGAGCAGAAACAAGACATTCTCACCGCGGCCGCACAAGCCACCCCAGGGGCGGTAACTGCCGGGGGCTTCCGGCTTGCAGGTCTGCCCCTCAGTGACTGGCTGGTCCTGGCATCGATTGCCTTTGTGGCATTGCAGGCGGCCTACCTTGTCTGGAAATGGCGCCGTGACTATGTTCACGAGCAGGCGCGCCACAAGCTGCGCGATAAGGCCAAGGCTGCCGTAGGGGGCACGCCATGAGCAAGATTCCAGTGCAACTGCGAGCCAGCATCGGCGCCTTGCTGGTCCTGACTGGCTTGGGGAGCGGCACCTACTACGTGGACCAGGCCGCGACGGCTGTGGCCCAGCAGAATCAATACATCCAGGCGGTAGCGGCCGACCCTGACATGCCCGATGGGATGCGTATCGCCATGGTCATGGCCGCGTTCTACGAATCCAGCAATCGCCACATCGGCACGCCCTATGTGGACAAGGTGGGCAAGGGCCAGCCGCTGACGGTCTGCAACGGACTGACGGGCAAGGAGGTGATCGCGGGCAAGTGGTACAGCCCCGCTGAATGCTTCCGCCTGGAGAAAAAGCGTTATGTGCAGTATGAGCAGATCGCAAAGCGCTCACTGACTTACTGGAGCACATACAACCCCTTCCAACAGGCCACTTTCTACGACTTCCTGCACAACAAGGGCGACGGGAATTTCCAGACCAGCACCATGCGCCGCGATGCGAATGTGGGCAACTGGATCAAGGCCTGCCGCGAAAACACGCGCTGGAACAAGGGCTCGGTCAATGGCGTGTCCGTGGTGCTGCCCGGCTTGAAGATCCGCGGCGATGCGAATGCCGAGCTCTGCGAGTGGGGGCTGGCATGGCCCGGCTGACCATCTACACGGCCCTGGCAGCCGCTGCTGCTGGCGCTGCTCTTGCCTGGTACTTCCAGGCAGCGCGCCTTGGAGCCGAGCTGGCCGACGAGCGCCTGCAGGCCAGCCAATACCGGGAGCAGATTGCTGATGAGCGCACGGCCGCCGGCCGGCGCGTGCTGGCCGTGGAACGCGCGGTCAACGACAAATACCAAGGAGCTCTGAATGACGCCATCCAGAAGCAGGCCGGCTTGCAGGCTGCTGCTGATCGCGCTCGCCGTGAGCGTGACGGCCTGCGCAAGCAACTGTCCGATGCCGAGCAGCGACTTGCCGACGCTTCCCCCACCGCCCTCATCGAGTACGCCCGAGCCCTCAGTCGCGTATTCGGACAGTGCAGCCAGCGATACACAGAGCTGGCAATCCGAGCTGATGGCCACGCAGCTGATGCAGCAACCTGCCGCGCAGCCTGGCCAGTGATTCCCCAAACCAAGGAAAACCAATGAGCAAAATTGCCATCACCGAGCAGATGGTCGGCCGCTTCCTGTCCTGGCCTCTGCCGGCCGACTTCGCGCTGGACTGTGGCATCACCTTCACCCGCTCGCCACACCCTGGCATGAGTCCCACGGGCACGAACCTGCTGCACTTTGGTCAAGCCAAGGAGATGCTGGAGCACTGCATCAATGGCGGCAATGTAAGTGTCAGCGCGCTGCCGGCCCACCAGCAGCGTGTGCTGGATGAAAAGCAAGAGCTGGACATCCGAATCACCAGGCTGGACGAGTTCATTCTGCGCAATGCCTTGTTCCGCGAGCTGGACCCCGGAGAGCAAGCCCGTATGCGCCGTCAGCTCGATGTGATGCGCGAGCTGTCCGTGATCCTGGGCGAGCGCATCTCTGCTTTCTAAGCCTCCCGGCCCGCACCGGCCATAAGTTGGCGACTCCCTCAATAGCCCTCGACCAAAGACATTTCCGTCCCATCGACCGCAATCATCACGCCCGTGGTGTTGGAGTCGACCTCGATCGGGACACCCCACATTTCATCGGGCTTGGCAAAGGCGTTGACGATGTTGAACTGCCGCAGCTCTTCAGGCGTCATCTTGATCAGCTTGGGATAGGCGTTGTTGTGGGCCTTCCAGTGCCGGAGGAACGTGTGGCAAACGCGCTTGTGGACTGTGTGGATCGGGGATTCATCGGTCATGGCCGGATTGTCTCAGCGCAGGTAACCACTCTGGGACAACCGACCGGAAACGGGCAACGGCAGATGATCGATCAGCGAGAGTAGTAGCCAGCAGATGGGTAGAGCAATAAGCAAATTAAAAATAATAAAAGTTGTATTTTTTATATAAAAGTATTATGATGAGTTCCAGTTGCGAACAATTAGTTGTCTTGCAGCGTCTTCCGGAAGGCAAGAACGTCGTCCGGCAAGGATTTTTTTGCGAGGCATCTCGCACCGTTGGCTGTAGAGCAGCAGCCAATCGAGTTATCAAACGCTCATGCGGGCCGCTTGGCCTGCTCTATTGAACTAGATTCCACTGACTCCTATCGCCATGGGTAAGTACTTCGTTACGCCCACATCACACAAGACCAATTGCGGTCGCTTTCAAGCTTCCTTCGCACTTCAGCGTACCAGGCACAACAGCAGTTACTGCCGTGTTTTTCGCTTTGACAGAACATTCGCCTCGACCGAAGCAGCAAAGATTTTTGCTGTAACCCAAGGCTGGTTGCATACCTCCATGCAGCCATCGACGTGCTGAGCGGCTAACGAGCTCCCAACTTCATCCTCCGGTTGCTGTGGACTCCCATTCCCACTGCCACATTCAAACGATGCGTCAATCCTTGACGTGTCACCATTAGAAAAGGCTCCTATGAGCACCAAAATTTACGTTGGCAACCTGCCTTACTCCGTGACCGACTCCAACCTGCGAAGCAACTTTGCTGAGTTCGGAACTGTTACCTCTGCCAAGGTCATGATGGATCGTGAGACCGGACGCTCCAAAGGCTTTGCGTTCGTCGAAATGACGTCTGCGGACGAATGTCAGGCAGCTATTTCTGCTTTACATGGCATGTCCGTTGATGGACGTTCGATCGTTGTCAATCTTGCGAAACCTCGTGAAGAAGGTCGTGGATTCGGTGGCAACCGCGAATTCCGCGCCAGCTCTCGTCCAAATGTTGGCTATGGCAACGATGGCTATGGCGGCGGCTACTGATCTAGTTGCAAACTCAAGAAAAACGCCCTCAGTTCGAGGGCGTTTTTGTTCCAGTGAGTGGGCCGATTGCTAGGGCTTGCAGGCCACTGGCGGGCATTCTATGAGGTGTGGGTTTTGAGGAGTGCAGCCGCGTGTGGTTGCGCTGGCTGATGGCAAGTTTGCAACGTCCATGCTTGTGACGCTCATTCTTGGGATCGGCATGCATGTCGTCAAGCTGAGCAGGAAGCAAAACAAAAAACACTTCCGGGCGAATGAAGACTCCCAAGGGCGGTACATCGGTTATGGTGGGTAACTTAAACCACTAAGGAATCGCCTGATGCCAAAACCCAACTACCAATTCGAAAAAAGGCAGCGGGAGCTGGAGAAGAAGAAAAAGAAGGCTGAGAAGGCCCAGCGCAAAGCTACAGGGTCCGAAACAGTTGCGCCAGTCCTGAACTCTGAGGGACTGGTCGAAAACAAGTAG